CCCATCATGGATACATTGGTATTTGCATTGCTGGATGCTGCTGCCAGTACATCCGCAAAATGAGCGCTATCCACTGCCTGAAGTCCAAACGCTGTCAGGGCATCTGTGACAATATCGGATGTCTCTGCCAAATCTCCTCCTGAGGCAGCAGCAAGATTTAAGATGCCTTCGATTCCATCTAACATATCCCCTGTCTTCCATCCTGCCATTGCCATATAGTTGAAAGCTTCTCCTGCCTCTGCCGCAGTAAACTTGGTTGTGGCACCCATCTCTTTCGCCTTTTCTGATAATTGTTCTATCTCAGAACCTGTCGCTCCACTTACTGCCTCTACCTGAGACATAACTGATTCAAACTCTTTATAAGTATTTATGGTATCTGCAAGGCCAATACTAACGCCTATCACAGACCCTAATTGAAACATAGGATTCTTTAGCAGGTTGATAATCCCCCGAACAGGAGATGTCACCAGATCAAAGGCTTTCATGGTAATCATCCATGGCTTGCTGACAATGGATTTTAGTCCTCCCCGAACGGTAGAAAGCAAGGGAGAGACTTTATCCTTTGCCTCTAATAAAATTTCATACTTCTCCTTTGCCCATGATGCTAATGTCTTTTGTGTTTTCTCTGCCGATTTATCATACTTGGAAACGGACTCTCTTGCTTTCTCTGTCTGCCTTCTTGACTCCTGAAGTGCTTGATTCATCCTATTTAGTCCATTGACAGCAGACAGGATACCTGCTGCTGTTTCATCAATCGTTTCGATTGGTATCTCAATTCTGACGGTCTCAGCCATAACTCCTGTCTCACTCCTTTGGTTCTAAATAAATCTGCATGGAGGCAAGCAAAAATGCCTGCACTCCTTTTGGTTTTTGGTAAAATTCATCTGGTGTTATCCCTGTACGCTGAAAAATATGATGCAGCAGGCAAGCCTTTCCACCTGCCTGAATCAGTTTTTTGCCACTTCCTCCAGATTGTTCTCATATCCGCTCAAGGAATCAATACATTCAAGAACCTTATCCTTTTCTCCTGCTTTTAGACAGTATTCAATCACATCCAAACCACTGAGAATCTGCAGCCCCTTATCACGCAAAGCCTCCCATATCCTCTTATTGTACCACAGCTTATCATGATCCTCTTTTATCGTTGCTGTATAGATAAGCGCATCCCGGTACTTAACACTGTTTGTCTCTTCTGGAAGTTTCATACCAAACTGCTTATTGCGGACATATTTTGTCCACTTCTTTTTACAGCGGTCATACTCATCCTCAGAGAGAGGACGGATTGTAAAGGCAAAGTATAATTTGCCTTCCCTCACAATCTCAATACGCTGTGTATCATTCTGAGCATAGCCAGCCGCATCAATCAGTCCCTGAATAAAATCCTCCTCATGTACTCGCATTTGTTGTTTGCTTTCCTCTTCACTCCACTCTATCTCTTCTGTTACTACATCACGGTCATTCACTTCCTGCTCATCCATCATAGTCACACTTGCCTTCCTTTTCTTTTCCTGATCCATGTTTTTCTCCTTTCTGTTTCCTTTAATTAATGAAGTATTTGTATTATTTTTGTCTTTTTTATCAAGTCTTATAGAACCCAAACAGTATATCGAGAAGTTTCCGCTCTACTATCTTCTGATTCCATAGTTTTTGAATAATACATTATATAACTGCTCTACAAATTTGTATTTATCTCAAAAATATAAAAGTTAGCCCATCAAATAGTTCAAATTGCTGCTAAAGTTTCTGTTGTGGCGATTCAGGAGTATGAAAAGTTAAACCAACAAACTGATTCACCCAATTCTCCAATTCAATAGCAACTTTTTCAAGTGACTGGTCTTGAACCTGTTTTTCAAGGTCAGCCACTTTCTTTTCCAAAGTTTCCAAACGCTTTTTTGAAACCCACACCTTTCTTCTCACCTCCCCTCTTACCAACATCTGCAGCATAATATTTATGGAGATGGTTGTCAGCTATCAGACTGCCCTGTTTATTTGTCCGCACCCGAAATGTTATAACAACTTTTTATTCAGCAATTCATTAAGTTGGCTATGCGTCAGAATACCAAGTTTAACCAATTTATCTGATGAAACGTAATAAGGATGGTAAACTTCCGGCAGCGCAAATATCTGGGCTGTTTCTAAACAGATTTGCTCTGCCAGAAGTTCAATTCTGAGTACAGGGTAAGCATCTCTTCCCCTGTTATGCAGGAAACTTATCTTCCTTACGCCATTCAATTCTACCCCGTCAACATAGATTTTTGTAATGCACTCCTTTTTCATCCGAATTTCTTTTTTCAAAGTTTTTTTCCTGTTCTATCTTCCTCACCTCCCATCTTGCAAAAATTATAAAAATCATAACTCGTTATTGTCTTATAATAGATGTACAGGCTCTGCCAAGCCGAGTACGTAAGAAAGGAGACATATTATGGATAAAGAAAAAATTTATGAAGCCGCTAAAACATCCTTATCAAAAGATATAGTCCAAGGAGAACACATTAAGGCTTCCATGATTATTGAGGCAATCTCAAAGGCTATTGTTTCTGCTTTTGAAGAGTATGACAGGGACTGGCTCCTATTACTTATGGGAGCCAGTCCCTGTCAAACAGATTTTCTCACTAAATTAAACCGAAAACCCTATCCATTGCTCTATCCTTACGGAGCCCAAACAGCATATCGCAAAGTTTCAGGTCTACTATGCTCTGATTCTATAATTTTTTCCCTATCTACGGATTTCATATTCTGTTGCAACTTTTCAAATGACTGAGCCTGAATTTGATTCTCAAGAACTATAACTCTTTTCTCTAATTCCTTAAACTTCCGCCTTTCTGCCTGATTCACTATCCACACCTCCCTTTTATTCTAACTAGAAAAATCATAACTCGTTATTGTCTCCTATCCAAAGCTGTCATATAGTAGTTGTACAGGCGTTGCAGCGCCGAGTACTAAAGAAAGGAGACAACATACTATGGATCAAAGCAATTCACCTGTTTGTTTAAAATGTGGAACACCTCTAGTTCCAGCCAAAAAGTATATTGCATATGATGATTCATTACCCCATGATGGCTCTGCAAACTTTAATAATCAAGTTTGCCCTAAATGCCATCCAGAGCTTGTAGAAACTAATACATAGTTTCATCCGTTTTTAGTAACACATCACACATCTGAACTACAAGATTATATTTACCTTGAAAATGTAATTCTTCTAATACTTGATACATTGTCATGTATGTATGATACTGCGGTTCTACTAAAAGATTGCGAAATACTCTTTCTACTCTCTGGATTTTCTTTTTTGCTACTTTTTTAATCTTCTTTTTCTTCACTCTAATTCTCCTCTCAAAAATACTATATAGTTATATATTGGCTACATACCAAAGTAGCCTCAAAAAACTATGGAATATCATGAAAAAAACTATCCTCTAATTGAGCAAGATTAACACATAGTAATGCTCTAGTAATCATGTCTTTACCAACAAACTGCTCCAAAACCTTAAAATTCTCTGTAAGAGGAATAACCACTTTGGAAATACATTTTCTATCGTTCTCTTTTATAAAACTTGGACACTTCATAATATGAGGACATACCACACATGCTGGCTCTGCCCTTTTTTCATTAACAAATGCCATATGAAGTGTCATTAACCATAACATTGTGCACTCCCATTTTTCTTTCTCTGTCAGTCCAATCTTCTTGTCCATGTTTCATCACACCCTATATGCAAAACATTTGTTCTTATCATTCTTTACCCTATCGTCAACAAACTTTGTAGCCTTGGCGGCCGGTTTACAAAGAAGTTCCATTGCCTCTTAATCACATCTCCAACCGTAACATTCTGTATATCCACCTGACCAGATGGAACACAATCCCTATAAAATACTCGCTCTTCTGATCCATTCAATCCCAAAAGCGATCCCTGAAAATTCCAGCTTGGCATAATCTGTGTCTGCAATGATTCCATCATTTCTCTGATAAATTCATCATCCTCTATCACGATCTGCGACATAGTTAGGCTAACAGCAAATGTATTTGGTGTCTCATGCTCCTGTGCATCTCCCAGCACACTATACTTCGCATTATTCCATGATACATTTGAAGTAAATGATTCTACGGATGCCAATAATACTCCATCTTGATTATAAAATGCTCCATCTTTTCCTGTTCTGGCGTGTCTTGTATCGCCTGCTGCCCTTTCATTTCTCATCCTTTTTCTTCCCCCTCTACTCTACATTCGTAGTAAAACGGAACCAGAAAGTCAGATAGATATGCTCCATAGAATCCTTATCAATCACATCAATATCAAACCATGCACTGTCTACATCTGCTTTCCCTTC